CGGGTAGTGACAGTACACCCACACACATCACACATCTCACATCAAACCCAGACTTTTCACAGCACAGATCTGAATATTGCCAAAGCACAAAGACCGTACTGGGGAGCGTCACGGGAAGCTCCTCGTATTGGATTTAATTACATCCGGCGAAGAGTTTGACCGAATTAGAAACTACAGCACGAGCGCAGTCTGGTTATGTTCCTGTGACTGTGGGGTCATCAAAGCGGTAACTGCGGAACGTCTACAAAAAGGGGCCAAGAGCTGTGGTTGTAGCCACAAGACCATTGACGAAACCGGGAACCGTTACGGTCGGCTAGTCGTTATCGAAAAAGTCGCAGCGGATCACCCGGTAAAGTTACGGAGCACAGAGCTAGGATCAATCTGGCGCTGCCAATGCGACTGTGGAAATACGACTTTAGCACGAGGAACAGCGCTACGTTACGGCAATACGTTGTCGTGCGGCTGTTGGCGAGAAGATGCGGTTTCAATCGCTTGTTCTTCTACGCATCCGATCTTGGTCTGTGACGACGAGCTCGCACAGTCGAGGATCGCAAGTGGGGATCATCGTAGGCCCCCCCACTCCCCCCGTGTTCTGCAATAACCGGTTAGTGTTTTTAATTTTTTTATAATTTTTACGTAATCGAGAAACCGTTTGACAGCAAAAAACGAAGAATTCGATCTGGAACCAATCTGTTACGTTGAGCAACCCCCGCCAGAGAAACCTCTACCGTCGTACGACGACGAGGAGGTTCTCGTCCATTATCTATTGAATAACTACACAGAATACCGTGCAGAGCGCTCACGTGAGCGCTACGCCCGTTTCGACGGCTGTATTTACAACAGGAACGGCTTTTTAGTAGCGCAGTACGAAGTCAAGCAGATTGGCGGAAAGAACAAGATCCGTGAACCGCTGGATGATCAGATACTTAATTACGGGAAGTGGTGCGAAAGTCTTTCAACTGTTCAGATCACACGCACCGAGATCATTTTTTTCTTCCGATACATTGGCGACCCGAGCGGTCAGTACCGGATATTCCCGATCTCTCGTGCGGTCATGGCCCCAAACAAATACCGGGTCATTCATTTGAACGCGGTAACGGCAAGTTCCTCCGGGCCAAAAGTACTGATCCCGAAAGACGAGATGATCACGATCAGTTTTCCGGCGAGCATCACACCGTTAAAAACTTTACTAGACAAGACACTTCAGCACTGATATGAATAACTCAAATAATCAAAATAATCCGTTCACGCCAGAGGAGCGGCGCGGGTTCCTCGGCGGTTCAGACGCCGGGACCATACTCGGGGTCAACCCGTTTCAGACCGCATACGAGTTGTGGAGAGTCAAAGTCGGAATCGATGAGCCGTTTGCGGGGAACCAAGCAACCGCGTGGGGGCATTACTTTGAAGATCTGGTAGCAAGAGCAGCATCAGAGCGTTTAAACGTCCAGTTTCGGCGGTCCAATACGCGCTACAAACATCCCGAACACAGCTGGTTAGTGGCGCATATTGATCGCATGAGTCGTCAAGATGATCTGCTTCTCGAATGCAAGACGACAACGAGTAGATCATCCCGTTTCTGGGGAACCGACGGCTTAGTGGTGACGAGCTCAGAAAGTGCAGCTGGAGTAATCCCGCTGCAGCACTACTGGCAAGTCCAGCAATATTTATTACTAACCAGGCTCAACAAAGCGTACCTCGCCGTTGCGATTCTCGACGATCGCGATATTCGGATGTACAAGATCTGGTCAAGCATCGACGACCAGGCGCGTCTTGTTGACGAAGCAAAAACATTCTGGTCGCACGTCACCGAGGCGACACCGCCGCCGAATCTATCAACGAAGGACTTCGACCTGATGTACCCGGAAAGCGAAAGCGAATCAGCTGCTCTTTGTGCAGAGCACGATTTACGACTGATTGAAGAGTATCAGAAGATCAAGGCCCAGGAGCACGATCTGGTCGAGCAGCGTAAAGTTGTGGAAGCAGAGATCAAGCGCATGATTGGCGAATGCGAGGAGCTCCGTTGTGGGGAAAACAAAGTAGCAACGTGGAAAAACCAGACTCGAGAATCGCTTGATTTGAAATCGTTGAAGATCGCCAAACCGGAACTATTTGAAAAGTTCAACCGTGTATCCAGTTACCGCGTTTTGAGAGTTATGTGATGCTCGAAACCCACCACGATCAATACGTTGCAGAAGTCGATCTTTCGTTAGCGGATCTACAAGCCTTGCTCGATCTGCTGGATGCAGCCGAGCGGATGAGTCTTGTCGTATCGGGGATTCACCACGACGGCAAGCTATCAGATCTACGTGATACTTTGCACCGGACATATCACGGTCTATTAGAACGCAACTACGGGGATATACTGATCAACGAGAGGAATCGGCCCGGCAAGAAGCCAGCCGGTAAGAATGCACATCGAACTTGAGATCCCGTACCCGGTATCGGTCAACGCGTACTATCGATCGCTGGGAAACCGGTCGATACTGAGCAAACGCGGTCGAGAGTACAAGAAACACGCGAAGAGCTTAGAACACTTACGCGGTACATTTTCAAAGGATCAGCGTCTAAAAGTGACGTTGAATCTGTATCCGCCAACACGTCGAGTAACGGATTTAGATAATCTCAGCAAGAGCGCATTGGATCTACTCGAAGACGCCGGGATTTTCGTCAACGATTCCCAGATCGATCAGCTGATCTTAAAACGTCGTGAAGTCATCCAAGGCGGCAAAGCAGTTGTCAATATTCGAGTTATTAAAGAACTAGAGCGTCACGATTAACTAGTTTGTCTACGACACCTCAACGTGAGGCCAAGACGGACTTAGGAACTAGCAAATCAAAGTTATACGGGGTGAGAAGTTAACCACCGCAGACGCTATCGGCCTTCTCAAATGAGACTCCAACGCTGCGCTCTACGAACAAACGGGGGTTAGTCTGTTTTTCTGGATTCACCAGAGCGGGTAGGGGTACCCGTGTAGCTTGAACAGATGATCCCCCACCAGACGAATGATTATGAGCGAACTCTACAGTAATTACCGCGAATTCCAGGCGCGTTACAAAGACGACCCGGTTTCGTTCGTTTCCGAAGTACTCGGAGTGGAACCGCAACCTTGGCAAGCGAATCTACTCCGAGACGTAGCAGATCCGGCGATTACATCGATTAGCGCGGTCAGCGGCCACGGCACGGGTAAGAGTTCTGCGGCAAGCTGGGCGATGATTTGGCATATTTTGACTCGATTCCCGCAGAAGACGCTGGTCACCGCTCCAACGAGCGGCCAGCTCTACGACGCATTATTTGCTGAATTCAAGTCTTGGATCAAAAAACTACCAGACTTGTTACGTGAGCTCCTGGTCGTCAAAGCGGATCGAGTAGAGCTTGCCTTCTCACCAAGCGAATCTTTTTGCGGTGCAAAATTAGCTCGTCCAGAGCAGCCGGAGGCGCTGGCCGGAGCCCATAGTAAGCATATCCTTTTGATTGCAGACGAAGCGAGCGGAGTCGCCGAACAAGTTTTTGAATCGGCACTTGGCTCAACGAGTGGTGAACATTCGACGTTTCTGTTACTCGGCAACGGCGTGAGAAGCGCCGGATTCTTCTATGACACGCATCACAGACTAAAGGAACATTGGAAAACGTACCGGATCAGCTGTCTAGATTCGCCGCTCGTCAGCAAGTCATACGTCGACTCGATGCGGATCAAATACGGATCAGAAGAGAGTACCCAGTTTCGTGTACGTGTACTGGGGTTATTCCCGGTTAGTGACGACGACACGGTCATTGCTGCGGGCGACGTGGAACTCGCCCGGCATCGTCAGATTTATCAACCAAAAGAGACGCCAATCGTAATCGGACTGGATGTAGCCCGCTTTGGCGACGATTCAACGGTTGCGGTAGTTCGCCAAGGCCGCAAGGTACTGGAAGTACATACTTGGAAGAAAATAGATCTTATGCAGACAACGGGACGGCTAGTTGAGCTCTACCAACGCGACTGGTACTTACCCGTTGAAGAGGTCCTCATCGACTCCGTGGGCCTCGGTAGTGGTGTACTGGACCGTGCAAGAGAATTAGGACTACCGGCCCGTGGTGTCAACGTCTCGGAATCGCCGAGTATGACCGACAAGTACTCGAACCTGAGA